AACAGTGGCGGTGCTAATAATTGGGAAATGTTTGCAGGTATAGGTACATCTTCTTATCCAAACATAAGTGCTGGCACTGATTCTGTTTCTGTAAGTGGTGCGCCATCAATATTGGTAGGACAAATTAGTGGTGGAAATGGTGCTGGTGCTACTGCTACCCAATTGTTTAGAGTAAATGGTGTTCAAATAGGCACTTCTTCGGTAGGGTATCACAAAGATACAGGTGAAACATATCATGCAGGTGCAGGTGATAACGCAACAACCTATGAATTAAATGGAGAAATTGCAGAAGTTATTCAATTTAATAGAGCATTAACAACTACAGAAATACAACAAGTAGAAGGTTATCTTGCAGAAAAATACGGCATCACTGCATCCTCATCTACACGAAAGAGTAGTAATCCATACGCTACGAGTACCGTAGGTGTAGATGGTAGTAGGGCAAATGTTGTAGACAAATCCGTAACATATATGTTAAGACCTGTAAGAGTGTTAGATAAAAACCATGTAGAAATATTCAGACCTAACACAGGCGTTGCTGCTGGATTACCCCAAGAAGGTAGCACTTACTTCAGTGCTACTGCTGGTGGTAAGTATGGTTTGTATGTCTATGAAACCACTAACGGTAGAGCGAGTACGGGTTCATACATAAGAGCATCTAATCCTGATACTAATCCCCCGTATGTACCTGCATACTACATGGATATATCAGCAAGTGACACAGTACCGATGAGTCAAGGACCAAAGATTAAGGGTACTGAAGTTACAGGCTTTGATAAGACTAAATTAGACAATGAAGTGACCCGTATTATCATAAGCGAAAATACTCTTCAGCATTATAGAGCAGACGCTTCAAGGCGTAGAGCAGTAGATGAAAGCGATGAAAAAGAAAAGAGGAAGGATTTCACAGTAAAACCAAGATTTAGTCAATCACTACATCCTAAAGGACATAAAGGGGATGTTACATTCAGTACTAACGACCATAGCGGTGATGCGGCATGAGCGTGATTAAGAATACATACACAGGTCGCTTTGATGCAGATGTAAACGAAGTTATGGACCATGTGCGAAAACCTGTATTTGTTGATAATGCTATACATCATGCTCGTATAGACATTAGTGGTAAAAAACACAAAGTCACTATTGAAAAGAATAACGCAAGCACTTACCAAACTTTACCCGAAAAGAGTTACAAAATTACAGAAGGTAATTCGGATGTACAAATATCACATAACACTACACCGGGACATTCGTACTTAGGTGAGCCGTATTTTGGAGATAATGTAGTTAGTAACTCCAACAAACCTGTGTTGCTTTATAATAAAAATGTTCTAAGTGAGCGATTACTTACATCCACAGTAGGAGATTCTACAATCGGGTCAAAAATAACTCTAAAAAATATGAAAGGAATGACCTTGAGTGATATTGGTTTTACAGGTGATATGATAAAGATAGGACAAACGATAGATGTAGGACTAAGAAGTACAGACCTCGCTATGAAATTAGGTGAAGATATAGCCGATGAATTAAACTCAATGAATATAGCACATCCAAGAACACCTTCAAACACAGGTGGGTTAAGGAAAATACATTCTACTCGATTTATTTCACAAGACTTCCAAAATGTAAACTTAATTACTGCTCTCAAGCATATTTCAAGACAAGATAATAGAATTATCATGTTAGATAAGTTTGGTAATTTATTGTATGTACCATTCATGGCACAAAACAGTGGTAGAAAAATTGCAGGTCAAATTAGATTAGGTGGTAAAATACAAGACAATGTTGATGATACACCTAATAGAATTACTGTACAGGGAACAAAGAATGCCTTAAACGATATTAACTTCTTTACAATAGATGATGTAGAAAAGCAAAGCGGTCTTGCGGGCGAAATACGACAAAGTACTGTAACCGACTTGACTGTTAAAAATAATGTATCAGGAATGCGTACTGCGAGAAAGATTTTGAAATCTAATGCACTTAACAAAGGTAGAATATCATCAAGCGGCCACCCTTACTTGAGTATGATAAGACCCGGTATGACGGTGATATACGATGGTGAAACTCGTTTAGTTTCAGAATGTCAGCATGATATTAACAAGCAGCAAACGAATATTGTGCTGCTTAATATAGACACAGGTATAGAAGGGGTACTTCAAGACATAGCAGATGGGTCCGAAGTAGTTGGCTCTATAGAAAATCCCCAAACGGCAATACAAATAGTGAAAGAAGAGTTTGCTTTCTTTTCACAACTTAATTTACGAACAACATTAGTTACTCACACAAGAAATGTTGGTAATAATAAATTGATAATTGGTACATCAAGTAAAGTAACCATAGAAAATAATACATGCGATACTAATCACACTACAGGATTATCGGATGGTTCATCAACAAATGTAAAACATGTTACTATTGGAAGCACTGCTGATTTAGAAGTAGGAATGATTGTTATTGGTGATGGGATACCAGCGCATACTACTATTGCTGCAATAAACAATTCAACATGTTTTACTTTAAGTGCTAATCCCACTGCTACGAATACCAACACAAGTTTTACATTTAGTAAAAAGAGGGGCATGATAGGGAAGAGGCATGGTCTTACCATAGGGAATAATAAATCTAAGTCAAGGAGAGATGTAAATGCCGGTCAGTAATAACCTTAGACGATTGATGCTACAAACTATTGTAGACAACATAAACGAATTAACAATTGGCTTTGATGGTACACCCGCTACCCCTAACGATGGTAGCGCAGGTCGCCCTGCTCTTACTGTAGTACCTACAGTGACTATCATAGATGAAAACTCAATATTGTTAGAAGCAAACATACCTGTAGATAACTCGTACACTGAAAGTATCAAAGAAGTTTATATTCAACATAGAGGAACAAGTGACTTTACTCCTGTAGCGAGATTCAATACAAGACCTATAGTAAAATCCAATTCAAATGAAATTAACATACAAATATTATTGGAAGTGATATAATGACAGGAAACCCATTATCAGGACATACGAATCATAACTTAGCAGGTATGAGTGGCAGTGTAGATGCAGTAGACGGATTAGCAGATGGCGACCATATTTTATCCCCATCATTAACTAATTTGTATGAAGGAATACACGGAAATGGAATATTGATGCGTGAAGATACTTGTATTGCTTCACCGAGGAATACTCCTGAAAACTTGCCGGGTATATGTGAACAGGTTACTAATGTCTACACTTTCACTGTAGCGGGCGGTCAAGCGGTATTAGACGGGCTTGTGTATAATTTTGCAGGCGGATATGCCGCAGGTTCACCCGATGTACCTGCATCTTTTACTGTAGAATTAGTATCAGGAAGTCCAAATAAAACAGGCTCACCGAGCGCATTAACATCAGGTCAAGAAGCACTTGTAGTAGTGTATGTATCATCAGACGGTGCAGGTACTAAGAAGAATATCTATTGGGAAATGGGGTCGCCCGTAACTGCTACCACCGGATACCCTCAATGTCCTACAAGTTTCCTTAATTATCCTTCAGGTTCACTTAGCGTAAAGCAAAGTGTAGTGTTAGCGGTTATGAGAGTACAGTACAATTCAGGTGGCGGTGACTTAAAATTAGAAATTACTGAAATTAACGACAAGAGAGTATTCCTTAAACCTACACCGATTTACTTTACACCCGTTACAACCGGTAATTTAGATGCTACTGATGCAGTAAATAGTGCAACGACATTAGATAATCTACATGGTGGGGGTGTACAAGCAGGTGGCTTTGCAGGGTCCAACCTAAGCGGATTATGGTCGTCTTTTGGCGACCAAATAACCAGCACTACCGCAGGTGATAATGACAAAGATGTACTATACTACAGTGCGACACATGCCGCAAGATTTACTCGTTCAGTATTTGACCGAGTATTAACAAGTACTGCTACATCAATTGACCTTACTGCGGCTGATGCTAACATATTGGTATTGACTCCGGGCGGTACATTTACCATTACTACGAGTGGTTGTTTCCCTGCGGGATATATCATAGAAATTAAGAATACTCACGGTAGTAATACAGGTACATTCGCTTTGACTAATACGACTACATCAGCGATTGGTGATACTGCTGATGCTGATGGGGGGTATGCACGATTTGTATGTACTGTAAGTCACGCTACCAACCCTACATTTGTAAGACTGATATGATTAGTTGAAGTATTCTGTATGGCCGCAATTATCACAGGTCATTTTAGCATACTGCTTTCTAACCTTTGAGTAGACATATGTTACATTCTTGTAAACATCTAACTTCAATTTACCATCTTCACATTCAGGACACTTCATTACTTATCCCCCTTATTCATAGCCGAATCTATCCAAAAGTGACCGCATTCTACACATTGTAACATGTTGATATGTTTTTTAGAACCATCCAAATATTTTGCAGTTAATCTATGTGGAATGTGCCAATGGTTACATCTTCTACATTGTACCTTTAGCCGGTCCATTAACCGGCCCATCACTCCACCGGCCTTCTACCTATGATGTCGTCAATGCGTAGTAGTGCAGTTGTAACCTCACTCGCACTTAGCACTGCTTGACGCACAAGAGTAGTAGGCTCAAACACACCGGCCTTCTTCATGTCTGTAACGCCACCATTGGTGACATCAGGCCCCATAGTATCATTCCCTTGTAACAACTCGTGCCTCATGGCGAGTACGGTATCTAATGGGTCGTGACCGGCATTCTCTGCAATAGTAGCAGGGATTACCTCTAACGCATCAGCAAACGCTTCAATAGCCATTTGCGCCCTACCACCTATTGCTGCTGCATGTTGGCGTAGATATGACGACATGGCGACATACGGTACACCACCACCATACACATACGATTCATCATTCACAACAAGACTCACGACACCTAATGCATCATCGAAACCTCTCTCTACTTCTTCAAGTGTATGAGTAGTAGCACCACGCAATACAAGCGTACCCTCATCATGCTCATGTTTGTGACTTGTTACGAATAGGTACGATACATCATTGTATTTTTTACGCTCTATCTTTAGAGGCATACCTTCGTACACTATATCATCAGGAGTTTGTAAAATATCCGTGTTTGCTATCTTACTTAATGTCCTCATGGTGCTTGGTGGCAACCTTCGTATTACCCCAATACGATGCTTCTTTAATTGAGCGCACACGGTATCATGTACGGCATCTCTAACAAACACTATACCCCCATCGGGTAGTGCTTTGATAATTTTATTAGCGGATTTTATTAGAGCATTCTTACCACTCATTTTGTAAGTCTGCATACTCTCTACACTATTTATCTGTAGTTGTAGATTTTCTTCTATCTTTTCAGGCTCTAAGCCTGTATTGATTAGAAGGACCTCTTCAGTAGATTGAAGGTCATGTTCAAGCACAAAGTCCTTGTTTACAATTGCACCTGTAAACAAGTAGGAATCCTCAAGCGAACCTCCGGGGAAAGATACTACCCTCACCTTATCTACATCACCTGCTCTCTGTACTGCATCTACACACAACGCTGATACATTCTCAAGAGCATTCTCTAATGTTTTACCTGTGATAGCGGTCTTTGCTACATTACCAAGTATCTTATCCAAATCACTTTTCTTAGCGGTATGGGATATTTTGTCAAGATGTTTTACTGCCATCTGTGCCGCTTCGTGATAACCACGACATATCACATTTGGGTGTAGCCCTTTCTCAAACAATGCTTCACTGTTCGCTAACAATTGACCGGCTAAAACTACAGTGCTTGTAGTCCCATCATAACATAGGCTCTCCTGTGTTTTGGCTACCTCAACCATCATCTTTCCTCCGGGGTGTGCGATGTCTAATTCACGAAGTATAGTAGCACCATCGTTTGTTACAATGACATTACCACCACCGTCTACCATCATTTTATCCATACCCATTGGTCCAAGTGTAGACTTTACTGTGTCTACAATGGACTTCGCTGCTCGTATATTATGCACTTGTGCATTACTGTTCTTACCTTCTTCTTTCATTTTACCACTCAACCTCTATTTCCACTACTGCCCCGCTTTCCATGTCACGAGATTTGATTATACCATGCTCTTGACCGTATTTGTATAAGTCGTAAGTAAGTTGAGCATCGCTCAAACAATACTTCGCTACATCATCATACAATCCATTCCTCCACGCTACGGGTGCATCTTCACTACTCATCAATTTACTACCTTCAAATGTGTGCTTGACTAATTCGTTTAGACTTGTATTAACTTTACCTACTTTTACTGCGGCTTTGCTCACAAGATTCTTTGTGTCAATAACAGATTCTGCTTTACCAAGTAAATCACCTGCGGTCCAGCAATCTAACGCATCACGCAATACAGGTAAGTCGAATCCTTTGATATTATGTCCGAGTATCTTACCTCCATTATCAATATGTTTCTGCAAATCTTCACCAAGAGTACGAGGGTGTAAGTCTTTTACATTGGCATCTATATTCAATGCCTTGTTACAGTATACATTACCTGTACTCCCATCCCAAGTAGCCACTACCGTAGGCTCAAAGGAAGCGGTCTTATCCCAACCGCCTATCTCCCAAGAATAATTTCCTGTTTCAATATCAAGAGCCATTATATCTGCCATAATTATTCCTCTATTGTATCAAGTATTTCGGTTAGTAGTGCATCTACTGAATTGTAATTTCCATCCATTTTCAATTTATTCAGTCGCACTCTTGTTTCATGTCTTAAACCAACACTACCCCATTTTTTATACCGTTCAGTCTTATCACGCTTAGGCATACTCCCTCACAAAGTACCCTCACCTTTCATACGGATATAAACCCTCTTACTGTGCTTCCGTGGATTGAACATTTGGGGTCCGTGTAACGCCATGTGTCTATCTGCCGTAGACTTCGATACTCCTGTCTGCGCCATGTATTGAGTGATAACAGAAGCCTTCCTTCTCCATCCATCACCAGCACCATCTAACTCATAGGTAGCACAAGCATCGTAAGCCTTACGAAGTTTCTCTTTCATAGCGGCCTTCTCACCTTCTTTCATACCTACTTCTACTTCATCCTCAAGCCAACTGATTAGATTGCGGAATAAGTCGAATAGTAAATCATGTGCTAAGTCTACATGTTCTCCTGTAACTACCCATGATTCATCTAATATCGCTATGTGTAGTGATATGATACCGAGATAATTTTCAACACCCGGAGTAAAGGAAGCAACTACTTCACTAAGCGCAGGGTCCATGTTCCTTACAAGGTCATAGATTTCATCAGCCGCTTGAAATAATGCAGTAGTATAGTCCTCTCCTTTAGTGAACATTTCCCACATGTGATTTTGCACTAAGTCCTCTTGGTCCTCTCTTGTCATGGCATCCCATTCATTGAACGGAGTTTGTGAAAGGTTTAGTAATCTATCTCGTAGTAATTTTTCTCTACCTTTGAAGTAGTCGTATATCTTCTCTCTACTCATCAAGGTCTTTTTACCCGGTTGCCAAAATGTACTAAGACGCATGTTGCTCACTGTCTGACGCATATCCATATCCCAATGCGCCCAATACAAGAGTACTCTTTGGAAGATACCCTTTGTAAGAACATACTCCTTTACACCTTTTGGTGGGTATGTAGTAATCCATAACGATACTAATGACTCACATTCAATCGTACCGTCTTTCATGTGCTTGACTAAGACATTGTTACCACTACCTACAGGGTTACACGCAGTTTGTAGATACAATACTGTTTCTTGACTGTGCTTATTTGGAATTAGTAAGATAGAACCTTCATCGAAGTTAAGGGCTTTCTTGCCCGCTAACAATCCGTCTACCTGTTCTACAACTTCTTCTTTCTCTTTACCGGAACCAATAGTAGTGGTCTTGAATGAACCTACAAGTCCAGCATCAGTACCTGTACTGAACATGGTTGCATCCACTCCTACCTTGTCTAACACATCGCCCACGAAGTTCCAAGCCACTGATTTTCCTGTCCTTGAAGGTTGAATCCAAAACACATGCACTCTTGGGTCTAACCAAGAGTCACCTGTTGGTATTCTAACATATGGTAACGCTACCTGTCCTTGAATCATAAAGAATGATAACAGGCCGGGTAAATCATTCATCAAAGAAGTTTGTTGGAAATGTTGCATGTATGCTTTCAGTACAGGATATTTCTGTACCACTTTGTAATCTTCGTAACTCTTCATTTTATCTCTCAACTCTATATTTCTAATCTACTTATAATAAAAACTCTTCAGTCACCGCTTTTTCGTTCTTTGTTGCTTTACCGGTTCTTCACTTGTTAGTACATTCACTACGAGGCTACGCCTTGTATCCCCTAACCCCTTTATGCTCTTGAGTGATTCAGGAAAGCACATCTCCTCTATGCTTCCACACTTGTCTAACATCTTTTCAGCAGTTTCTAATCCTATACCCGGAATTGAAAGTAATACATCTAATCTAATATCATTACTCGATACTCTACGCAAGGCTTGTGCGCCATGCTTACTCGCAGGTTTGTGTAACTTGTCATGTAACTTTGTGATGAACATGGCGGCTTCACTTGTATTCGGTGTGTAGAATACTTGACAATCGAAATCAGACATCAATCGTGCTATTGTACCTGTTAATTCGCTTTGCACTCTACTGTATGTAACCTTCTTTCCATTCTTCCTTGCTATCGCAACATACTTTTCTATTGTACCATGAATGACTATGAAGAATCTCTCATAGTTTGCATCCATGTTGTCTAACTGTCGCCATAAGTGACCGCTATGACTTGACTGAAATAAATCAGATATACTCTTAGCCTCTACACATGCACCTCCTAATAAGTAATCACCTACCATAAGTGGCTTTCTGACTATGTTTAATCCCGCTTTAGTGGCCCGTCTTTCAACGGATTCACACAGTGTTCCTCTTTCGTTTGAATCAATAATTAAATCAGGCTTTCTCATTTTTATCCCTCAATCTTCTATGTATCGCACATCTTTTATGATGCTTCCTTGAAACCCAATTCTTACATCTATCTCCCTTTTTTCTTGTCCCACCTAATCTACATGGCGATATAGACGAAGCCTGACACCTCCACTCTTCAGGAGGAGGGGCTTTACTACAAACCATACATTTTGGGAAGAAGCCTTCTTGGTTAATGTGCTTAGGTTTTGTCGTTACCAATGTGTCACAGAAAGTACACTTTACTCTCGGCATCAATAAACATCTCCCGAACCATCATAGTATTTACATTTACCAATACAGAATCCTTCACTATGTAGTGTGCTACAAGAGTGATGTGGATAACCTTTCATTACTATACTCTCTACTTGTTGAATAGTCTTAGCAGGGTCATAATCTACCCAATTTTGTTGAGCGCAAATGTTAGCAATCTGTACTACATGTTCCTTCTTTTCATCATCGCTTATTTTCCAAGCAGGGAAAAAGTATCGTAACCTATCGGCAAGATAAGATGCAAAATGATACCTTGCTCTATGCGGTGGATTTCCTTCACCCATAGCCGCTTGTACTAAACATGGTAGAATGTGAATGTTATCTAATGACACTGTAGGTATTTCTACGGGTTTGATGTCACGCATTGACATCATGGCCTTTGAAACTTCTAACTCTAAAGGAGTATCACCGTGTGCGTAATAACCGCTTTGAGGAGTTTGTGCTAACTCATAAAATCCGTTATCATCTAATGACATTATCTGCTCGG